AAACGGTGTTACAAGATTGGTCGATTTAGTTCTTTTAAGAATTGATGGTTTGCCTCTTGCCAGAGACATTACATCGCACCTGGCCACCCTTGAAGATTTGGACGAAATGAGCACTCATGTGCAGTTTTACGATTGCGTTAAGAGGAGTAGTTTGCTGGGGCTTCCCGTGAACGAATACACCAACCTAATTGACTACGATGAACAACAAGTCTATTTAAATGGCCTTAGCTATGATTTCAAATCAATTGGAGCCCAACCAAATTACGAAGGTAGATGCATGTCATTAATCATCGATGACCAGCGCAAGAAAATCTGTGCCTTCCACGTCTGCAGTTCCCTAGGTGGATTATTCGCTTCCGAAGGATTCGCTCAAATTTTGCCCAAAGAAGTTGTGGAAGATCTCATTTATGATGACACCATAAGCTCCCCAGCAACATTTGATAGAACTCTTGGTCCTCTTTTTCCTCATCAAGTGGAGTCGCTTGCCGACGAATTTGTCAGCATGGTCAATTTGAAAGATTACCTGAAGCCCATCACGAATGTTTCCCCACCAGTTCGGCACGTGGTGCAGACCTCTATCAAGCCCAGCCCATTGTATGGACTTTTGGGTCCCACTCTCAAGAAGCCAGTGTGTTTCACAAACGAAGGGGAGGACATTCCTGGTGTGACAAAAATGTCTGCCGCCATTGCAAAGAACGAGCCCAGGGTTCATTGGAACGAAGATCAGATTCAGTCAGCCTTCGAAGCCGTTAGAGATGATGTGCTCACAAACATGCTGCCAAAAACAGCAGTTCATAACATTAGGTCCCTTGATGATTGTATCTTAGGTGTTCCAAATGTCCCAAATATGCCAGGCATGGATTTAAGCACATCAACCGGTTTTCCTCTTAATTACAAGTTTTCCAACAAGAAACAGATAATCACCATCACCGAAAGAAGAGGGACGCGCTTGGTCCACATCTCGAAGGAACTTCAGAAGGCTCTTGAGTGCAACAATGCTGATAGGGCTCTCGGAATAGTTCCTAAAACTATTTTCCACGCAGTGCTCAAAGATGAGAGAAGAAAGGAAGATAAAATTCATAAGCCCAGGTTGATTCAAATGGCCCCTGTTGAGTACA